AAGGACGCGCTCGCTGTCACCCGGCTTGACCCGCTCATGCCGAAGGTGACGTTGTTGGAGTTGCTGAAAACGAGCGTGCCGGTCGAGACCGACTGCGTGCCGGCGGATACTCCGAACGGCGTCTCAGCGGCTGTGTTCGGCCCGCTGATCGTGATGGTCTGATTAGCGCCACCGCCTGGACCGGCGCCCCCCACCGAACTAACACTGAGGGTGATATTGTTGCCGCCGGCAAACACGACCTGACCCAAACCTAGAACATTGGTGCCGCCGGATGTGTTTCCAATGTTCGACACGCCGGCTTCTGCATAGAACGGTAGAATGGAGATAGTGCCGCCATTCGCATCCGTGGATTGGCGAAGCGAGACGCCATCGGTCGCTACGAATACCAGTCGCGTCCCGGTAACGCCCGTGCTGCCAATCGTATTGCCGCCCGTGCTGACGCCAGCGATGAAGGCTCCGCCGCCGGCCGACACGCTGGCCGTCACGGTCTGGCCGTTCACGCCGAACGACACACCGTTGCTGTTGCTGAACACCACGGTGCCGAGCGATGCCGTATTCGCGCCAGCCGAGATGAATCCCGTGTTCCCTGCCGCGCCAGCGCCCCCTGAGATGCTGACCGTGATCGATCCCGCATTCGTCGATCCCGATAAGGTGATGTTGGGACCGCCGGCAAGGACCAGCCGCGCGGTCACAACGCCAGTGTCGCCAACGGTATTGCCTCCGGTGCTGAAGCCGCCGGAGAATTGGGCTGGCACGGTCGGGACCGTGTAGCTTGCCGTCACGCGCGACGAGCCAGACATGCCGAACGTGATGCCGTTCGAGTTGGAGAACACCAGCGTGCCAGTGCTGACACTCTGCGTGCCGGCCGATACCCCAAACGGAGTTTCGGCAGGGAAGGACGCGCTCGCTGTCACCCGGCTTGACCCGCTCATGCCGAAGGTGACGTTGTTGGAGTTGCTGAAAACGAGCGTGCCGGTCGAGACCGACTGCGTGCCGGCGGATACTCCGAACGGCGTCTCAGGAACTTGGCTGGCCGCGCTGATAGTGACCGTCATTGATCCGGCATCGGTCGAGCCGGACAGAGTGACGTTGTTGCCGCCGGCCAGTACCATCTGGCCGGTCACCAGCCCGGTGTTCCCGGATGTGTTGCCGATGTTGCTCAAGCCAGCGGAGATTTGTGCCGGCACGGTCGGAACCGTGTAGCTGCCGGTCAGCGTGCCGGCATTCAATCCGAAGGTGAGACCATTGCTGTTTGAAAAGATGACCGTGCCGGAGCCCTGCGATTCCACTCCAGCGGAGATAGCCGCGCCGCCGGCCGCTGAGGCGGTGATAGTCTGCCCGGCCAGCCCGAATGTGACGGTCGGCGAATTCTGAAACTCTACGGTTCCTGTCGTCGCTTCGCCGCCCGGCGCCGATATTCCCCCAATTGCGTTGACGGTGAGATTCGCCGCAACGAAATCGGCGATGTCCTGCGCGCGCGGCGCGGTGTTCTGTGTCAGCCCCTGCCGCGCCATGATGAATAGGTCGTTGCTCAGCAGCGGGACCGGCGCGCTGGATGGATTGAGGGCGGTAATCTTGCTGTTGCTCATCAGGTCACCACGGCATCAGTGTCGACGCGGCGCCAGTTAAGCGTGTCGGCGTAGGCGCGCACGGGGCTACCCACGAGCCCCAGGATGTCGATCTGGTAACCGGCCGGGAACTGCGCCGGGTCCGGTAGCGTGCCGGTTGTGTACTGCGGATAGTCCGACGTCTCCAACTCTACGACGCCGTCGCCGCTTTCCAACTCGGTCAGGTCGCCGTCGCCGCTCTCAAGCTCCAGGAAGGCCGGTCCTTCGCCGTTGTCATCCGGCCGCGGGTGCGGCAACGGCGGCGGATCTGGCCGCAGGATCTGCTTCTGGAAATAGGCATTTGGCCGGTCCTCGCACTTGCCGCACACCATGAGACCTGTTTTCACAGGCGTCATGCCGCCGCGGAACTGCATATCGGGGCGCAAGTCGGAGTGCATGCACGGGAGCGAACATCTGTCACAAATTGCGAACCCTTCTGGATTATCAGTCCAGCCCGGCTTGATGCGCTGCCGGCGCCCGCGATGCGTGATGGGGCTCAGCTTGCTCATGGTTCCCAGCACCTTGCATCAACCGTGATCGTGAGCGGCACACGCTCGCGGTCCTCGCCGATGAAGCGGGCATAGGAGTCGGCCGCCTGACCGTCCAGGAAGGCGAGGCGGTCGGGCGCATACTTGGTGGCCAGCCGCTTCGCAAGGCCGCTGGCGATGGCGTCAAAGGCGCGCTGAGGCGCGTCCAGCGTGTTTGCGAACGCGCCGACGTCCTGGATCATCCGCATGATATTGAGCCGTAGCTCGCACGTGGAGCCGGCCTGGAGCACGGGGTAGACATAGACCACGGGCGTGATGGTGCGCTGCAGATAGTACTGGTTCGGCCGCTGCGACGTGCTGGTGGTCTTGTTCGGGATGCTCCAATAATCGGTGCGGCTGATAGCCTCCACCGAAAGATCGGTGATGACGCCATTGACCGTCTGGCGCGTGAAGCCGTCGGTCACATAGATCGTGTTGATCGGCAGGTCGTAGTCCGCGTCGTTGGCAATCAGCGGGATGGTGTACTGGTAGATCTCGAACAGGTTCGGTCCCTGGTTGACCCAATCGCTGAACATGAACATGAGCGATCGATTGGCACTCTCCAGCTGCTGCGCGCTGATCTGGCTCGGGTCCCGGCCGCAACGCTCGAACGCCTCGGTGATGACGTCGACTGCCTCGGTATCGGTGCCGAAAGTGTAGGTGTTGCTTGTTACCATCTCAGTGTACCAGAACTTGCCTAAAAAACTCGTCCTGCATCGCCGCGATGTCGGCGCTTCCGAGCCCGTTACAGTGATAAGCGTCGAACATCTTACCTGCCGCATTAGCCGCAGTCCAATCGCCGCCGTTCGGTGCCAGATGCGTGCGCAGGATGGGCACGTTCTTGGACTGCGCCGTCGCGATCGCCGCGTTCACGATGCGGGTGAGGTTCGGCGCGGCGGCGCTGGCAGGATCCACGCAATTGCCGGTGCGAATGTAGACATCGCCGACCGCCTTCCACGCATCGATCAGCGTGCCAAGGCGCGTTTGATACGTCGCCGTCGCCAGCCCATCGTTCGCGTCGTTGATAACGAGGTTGATCTCGGTGCAGGTCGGCACGACGATCGGCGGCCACTTCAGCGGATCGAATAGATTGACGTTCTCTATCCAGTTCGCCACACGCGCGCCGCCCCAGCCCGCATTCAGCAGATGGATGTAATTCTGCCCATTCGTGTAACCGTAGCCGCCCCAATACCGCACGGCGTTGACAATACTTGACTTGAACTCGATCCAGGTCGCGCCATCGCCGCATACGAGGACTGTCGAGAGCGGCGATGATCCCACGCCGCCGACTACACCACTGGCGCCCGTGCTATCCAGCCAAGAGACCTGAGCACCTGAGCCAGTTTGCCGGCTGAATAGCCGAAAGCGATTGAACGTGCCTGTTGGCTTCGTCCATCTGGAAGCGCCGGTCGTGGTGGGATGGTTGAATGTGCCGGCGCTATAGCCGTGTTCCGACAGAACGATGGTGCCAGTATTGAACACGAAAGCCGGGTCATATGCCTCAAATTCCGCGATAACGCTTTTGCCCGCCGTGCTGATTAAGCTCTCGCGATTGATCGTCGCACTGGGCAGGCGCGCGGCGAGCAATGGACCAAGCTGATACGACGGGGCCTCGGTGCGGAGCGTGCTGTTCTGTGCCGTGGTGCTGTCGCCGATGAAGTTGATGACGGCATTGCCAGCAAGCAGCGCAGCTTTCGTCGCGCCCATGTTGGCGGAAGTGATCCCGCTGACGCCATTCACAATGGACGATGCCATCAGGCCTGATGAGCCAAATGGCTGCGCTCCTATGCCTACAACGTCAGGGTTAACGATCCCTGGATAGATCGATAATTCATTGGTAGGCATTTCACCTCATCCCGCCTGGATGATGGTGAACGTGAAGGCGCCGTTGCCGCTGCTGCTGTTCATGACGGCGCGCACGAAACGCGGCGGGAAAGCGTAGTTGCTTTCCGCTGACGCCGTCACAGCGGCCAAGGTCGGATGGTTGAATATGTCGGTCGCGGCAGGCGCCGCGGCCTGAGCGTCGACCGGCGTGTCCTGCACCGTGACATTGGCGGTGGCGGTAATGATCAGGGCCAGGGTCATGTTGGTCGGATTCTTGTGCAGATCCGACTCATACCAGTTCGTCACGCCCGTGCTTGCGGTGCCGACGGTGATGTCGGTGCCGACGGGGCCACTCGCCGCAATCTGGGTGACGGTGGCGAACTGGTTGATTGTGGTGACTGTGTTGGCGTTGGGGCCGGCGATGATCTCGGTAATCGCCGTTCCACGCAGGTCGGTGCCGACGATGGCGAAGTTGACGAGACTTAGGTTCCCGGCGCTCGTCAGCGTGAGTTGGCGCTGGATGCCCGGCGACACATAGCGCGCTGTTGCGCCCGGCTGGACCGGCCCGATGAGCGCGCCATTGAGGATGAGATTGCCCGCCGCGCCAAGCTGCTGGGCAAGTGCAATGCCGTCCGCGTCAGCCGCCGGGAATGAGAACACTACTGGTCGCATGCCACGCTCCTATTTCAGCGCGGCATGCTCCGCGTCAGCGCCGCGCGCCGTTACGCTATGCCGGTGTCACGCCGTAGAGGCCAAGCCGGGTGTTCGGATTGACGACGTAGTAGGTGAAGGTGAGGATCTTCACGCCATCGGCGGCATTTGAAGGAGCGTAGGTACCGCGCACGTCGTCTGTGGTGGCGGTTGCCGGACTCGTCGCATCCGCAATGACTGGAGTGCCAGCGTCCTGTGCCAGCGTTGCATTCCATTTCACCGATACGATGTCGCTGATGTTCGACAGGACGTATGGCAGCCCGAAGATGTTCAGTGTGCCGGCCGAGCCGTTGCCGGCCAGCGCCGCCGAGATGGCAACTCGACTGACGGTCTTGAACGCCTTGGTGCCGCTGATGGTGGCGGCGCCATTGAAGGCGATCGCCTCGGTCTGCACCACACCCCAGAAGTCGGTGCCGGTGATCGTGGCGGTCTGGGTCGTGTCGCCAGCGTTGGACGACGTAACCGAGACTGCGCGCGGCACGTCGAATACAGCAATGCCGTTAGCAACCAGGGAGCCGTTGAGGGTTAGATTGCCTGCCCCAGCGACGGCCTGCGCCGCCGCGATGCCGTTGGCGACAAGCGCGGCTGGCGTGATGCGGTAGGTCGCCAGCTGTGCGAGCGGGAAACCCGGATCGTCCGCGCTGCCGTTGCGCCCGAAGAAGTTGCCGACGCGGAGGGGACTTCCGACGTGAGTCATGCCCATGGGTCGCTCTCCTTACGTCGCGCCCTGGCTGCCCCAGCCACCGCGGAAGTTGCTGGCGCCGAAGCTGTACCGCTCCTCGGCCTTCGCCTTCAAATTCGATGTATCGAAATCCTGGTACACATCCGTCTCCAGCGAATCACGCTGATAGTACTTGAAGCCGGCGTCCGCATCGGTCATCAGGAACCACGAATTGGTGTCCGTCAGGTACAGGTTCACCCGGTAACCCTGCGGCACTGCATCGGAGTTGTAGATGGCCGAGATGTCGTTGTTCGCGGTGTCGGTGCGGAACTGCGAGTTGAGCAGTCGGCTGGCCGTCCACTGCAGTTCGGTCGGGACGATCAGCTTCTTCTGCTTGATGTTGCACTTCAGGCCGGCTTGATCGCGGAATCGCTGGACGCCGTTGATGGCATCCTCCAGCGACGTCTCGTTGAGGTCCGCCTGCACCGAGAAGGTGTTGGCCACGACGCCGCCGTCGATCGGATGGCTGATGGAGAACACGGGCTGGCCATCGCCGATTGGGAAGTTGGTATCGAAGCCGTTGTTGAGGACCGCCGCGCCAAGGGTCTCCTTGGTCTGCATCATCGAATTCTTGAGCGCCTTGGCCTGCAGCGGGAACTGCGCCTTGTAGAGATTGTCCCGCATGGCGTTCTTGGTGATGATGAAGCCGATGCCAACGTTGCGGTGGTAGTAGTTGGTGACGTAGCGCTGCCCCATGCTGTCGTAGCTGATGGAAGCGCCTTCCGCCTTGATCTGCGCCAAGCCGAGCAGCTTGACCTCGACGTCGATCTCGACCGCCATGTCGGAGGTATGGCGCTCGAAAATCTCCGTCCATTGCGAAGGCCACTGCGGGTAGTCGCCGAAGACATCGGCGAGACCGGGCCGGAGCAACGCCTGGATGGA